AAGAGTAAATGGTAAAAAAGTAAATTAATATGTGGGCTTTATTTAAAGATAAGAACGAAATAAACGAGAAAAACCTAGTTGGTTTTATATCATTTATAGTTATGGTGTGTTTTGCAATTGCTGATCTTGTAACGAGTTTAGTGGCTGATAAAGATTTAATTATAAATGAAGTCGTTTATAATTCATTTGTGTGGGTTACTTTAGGATGCTTTGGAATTAGCTCGTTTGAAAAAATTAAAAAATGAAAGGAGATAATTTAGATCTTTGGAAAAAAGTATTTTTAAAATACTTAGATTTTGATGATTCTGGTAGTGTTGATTGGTGGGAATATTTAGTTCCTATAACAGTTATATTAGTTATTGAAGTAATCGCTGAACTTGTAGCTTATTTTATAACTTCGAGTCTTTTGTAATTTTACCAGCTTTTATTAAATCTTCTTTTCTTTTATCATAATACTTACCCGGCTTCTGAGATGAATACACTATTGGCTGACCTTTCATCCAACCCGTATATTTAACACGCTCTTCTTCTAAATCACTTAACACGTGCCACTTTAACTTTCCTTTTCTTTCTAACATAGAAATATATTCCTTTTCTAACTGCATATCATGGGCTTTATTTTTAGTTGTATATATAGGTAAATGCCAACTATGTGGATCACATTGACTAACTCTTCCTTTTTTATCTTTCTTTCTACCATCTTTATTAGTGCTCTTGTGGAAAAAATCAAAACCAATTAAATCAATACTTTTATGTGTTTTTACTTTATCAATAAACCATAGTATTGTTAAAAATCCAGCTGATGGCCTAAGAGCTCGTTTAGCTAAGTTTTTTTCTGTAAAGGTTATATCAATACCAAACCTACCCATAATATCAACAATTTCTTGGTCACTATACATTTGAGTATAGGGCATTGTTTGAGGCACGTGATCTTCAATAATATAATCTGTCATATGAAAGTTACCTCTACATCTATTAAGAAGTATCTTAATATCTTTTAAAATCTACCTTCAGTAAATTGCTTATTAAGTTTTAGTGTAAACGTGTGATCGGAACTGACCAGTTACCCAGATGTCTATTTTATTTCCTAGACGTTTTTGGAATTTTGTATCATCATATTTTTCAGCTATAAATTCTATAGCTCTACCAAAACGAACAACGATATCAAATTTGTTTATAAAGTCCGCTAAACCATAACGTATTGATTCTGCAGAATTACCAACAAATAATATTCGTTTATCCTTTACAAACTCTTGTATACCTTCCACCATTCTTTAGATAATTCACCATCTTTATATTCATCAAACCAAGGACCACCATTAGTATAGTGTATCGCTTTTATATTATCGTGAGGTTTATAATAACCAACTAAGTGATTATATTCCACTGGTATTTCAGCTATTTGATCTTCATCTAACCACTCAAATTGATGTAATTCTTGAGGTGTAGCATTATTTAAATATTCTTGTGTTAAAAACGTTTCTTAATTTTGCACAATTAAAAACCATTAAAGAGCTCCAACATTTTTTTGGATACCATTTGTTTTTAATACCATCCATCTTGCTATCTTTAACCTCTTTAAGATCATGTTTTACAACAGCTAAGGGTTTATCACCTAAGTATTGTAATAATTCTTTAGGATTACTTTTCCAAACAAAATCGTTATCACAAAATATAGCTACGCCTTTCCAATTATTAACTAATGGAACATAAAATCTTGTAAACGAAAACTCTGTTGATTCATTAGGTACATCTTTTCTTTTATAGATACCTTGATCTATTAACATTTTCTTAACTAAAGAAGCTATTTTAATACTACTATTGTCTAGTATAGATTTTCTACAAACCTTTGTAGCCTCTGGATGCCTTGAATCATTTCCTATAAATATTCTCATAATTCTTTTATTATATTTTCAAAATTATTTAAGTGTATCATATTTGGTCCATCACATAAAGCATTATCTGGATCAGGATGTACCTCAAAGAAGAATCCATTTACACCAACTGCTTTTGCTAATTTTGCCATATATGAAGCATATTTTCTATCACCACCGCTTTTATCTCCTAATGAACCTGGTCTTTGCGTTGAATGAGTACAATCCATGACAACTGGATAACCAAATTCTTTCATATCTATTACTTGTCTAAAGTCAACAACTAAGTTACCTAAACCAAACATAGAACCTCTTTCGGTGAGCATAATCTTATTATTACCTGTATCTTGCACTTTATTAATTGCGTTAATCATATTTTTACCATCAAGAAATTGTGCCTTTTTAATGTTTACTACCTTTTTTGTTTTACCAGCAGCAACCAAAAGATCAGTTTGTCTACATAAAAATGCTGGTATTTGTATTATATCAACAACAGGCGCGACAACTTCTGCCTGCCAAGCCTCATGAATATCTGTTGTTATCTCAACATTAAATGTGTCTTTAACTTTTTTTAATATTTTTAGACCACCAATTCCTGGTCCTCTAAATGAATTTATAGATGTCCTATTAGCTTTATCAAATGATGCTTTAAATATATAATGAAAATTATACTTACTTGTAAGTTCCTTTACCTTTTCAGCTATTTTCATTACTGTGTACTCATCTTCAATAACGCATGGTCCTGATATTATAAATCTATTATACTTTCCCATTTAAATCTTCTTTTGTATTAATTTCTCTACCATCATATATAACCTCACAAACCTTAACATCCATTAAACCTAAAAATCTATTTTGTTCTAAATTTTCTTGAGGATACTCATCTTCAAGTAAATCATATGCACACAACGCTTGAGGTCTATACATATATATACCAATGTGTCTATCTCCATAACCTATTGGAGCTCTAGTAAACCACATTGCTTTTCCTGCTTGATGTATTACTTTAACATCACTTGGTTCACATCCTTTCGTGTAACCTGTATATACTGAAAAATTACGTTTAGCTCTATCAATAAATGGTTTAACGGTTTGATATGATATGTCTAACATATCACCTTGTATATTAATTATAGTGTCATAACCTTCAAGCTTTTTTAAGACTGATCTTATTCTAGCTGTTCCGTTTTCTGCTTCATTAGACATTATAACATTATTATCAGGTATGTATTTTGCTATTTTATCACTATCAGTTATAACAAATGTATCGTAACCCATAGAATATACTTTATCAAACACAATGCGTATTAATGGTTCATCATCAAACATCATAAGCATTTTGTGTTTAAGTCTAGTACTTTCTAATCTAGCCGGTATTACAATTGCTATGTTCATGATTTTCTACCTGATGTTCTTCTTTTTATATCATCATGGTTAAATTCAGCCCAATATAATTCAAAAGCTACACCATCTTCTAATCCTTCAAACTGATGATATTTACCTGGTTTAACCATAGTAAAATCTCCTGCTTCTAATACTGTCTCATCTAATAACCCTTGGTCCTCTTGCCAAACTCTGATTAACATTTTACCGGACTCTACATAAAATCCGTTCCATTTAAATTGATGCTCGTGTTCTGAGCATTTAAATCCTTTGTTAAATTCTATTCGGTGAAATTCAAAAACTCCATTTGCATGGATCTTTTCAGTTTTTCCCCATATTTTTCCTGCTTTCATTTAATTTAATTTGTTTTTGTTGTTGTACATCTACATATGAATCTCTATGCCATATAGAAAGTTCACCTACCTCTACCCAAGCACCTTTATTCATAATATGAATAATCCAGTCTGCTATTTCTTGATATTTTAAACTTGGTAAATCTGATTGTAATAAACCAACGTTAATATCTGTTATTCTACATTTTTTATCTTCATTAAATTTAATACTATTAGATAAATGAGATAATGCTGCTTTTGAAGCTGAATACATATATCCTTTAGATATATTAGGATATTTAGCTCTACTATTAATATTTATTATATACTTATCACCTTTGTCTTTCCATATATTATATATGTCATTTAATAATTCTACTTGTCCAAAACCATCGTGAGCATTATTAATAAATACTGTATATTTTTCATTAGATTTTATTTCATCAATAATCTTTTTTCTACCTTCTTTTGTGGATATATCATATTGCGGTCTATTAAAATCTACTGGAACCCACCTTGCGCATAAAGTATTTTTTATTGCCTTACCTAAACCTCTAGTTGTTCCCGTTATCGCTACTCTCATAATAATTATTTATTAAATTAAAACTTGGTTCTCCAAATAAAGTTCCTTTAACAGAACATTTATCACAAGGGCTTTGTGATCTATCACCCTTTTTAAGTTTTTTTCTTATATCCTTCATTGTATCTGACATCCATACCTCTTCTAAACTTTGATTTGCTAGATTACCAATAACTCTTTCCTTACCCCAGTCGTTAGAACAAAATAAAGCTTTACCATCCCAATCAATAAATAGTTTGTAAAATGGATAATAACACGGTGTTCCTTTTAGCTTTTCAATATCATGATCTTCAAAACCTATCCAGTCAATAACACCACTTCTATTATTTAGTTTTAATCCATAATCCTTTAAATCATAATGTGCCCTTAAACTAAACTTTGTTTTTGATATACCAGCTTCATCCATAATTTTAAGAAAATGATCAGCCTGATCAGGACCATCATACATGTTTATATATAACATGTTTAAACCTGAATTATATAAATCTTGAGGATTTACTTTTGTACCTAAAACATCGCCATTAGTATTACACTCAAGTAAGTTATCTGGTAACTTTGATCTAAATGCAAATATAATATCAGGAAATTTTTTATTTAATAATCCTTCACTATAACCACTAAAAGATATTCTACCAGTATAATTAGCTTTAGCTAAATTAGTAGCTATTTTTTCAGCAGTTTCAACACTCATGTTTAAATTTCTATTAGGATAAACATCAGCTGCAAACCTAGGGCAAAATGGACACTTTCTATTACATAGCTCTGTTGTATTTAACTCAACAGTTAATATACTATCTAATGGGTTTTTACTATCCTTGATTCTTTTTAAGTGTACTTGTTCTTGTTTTTTCCTATACTCTAAAAAAGTATCAGCATCATGCAATTGATGATGTTGTCTTTCTTCGTGCTTCATTACCAAGGTGTTTTTCTTAATGGAAAATGATTTTCTTTTTCTCTGCCTGGTTTTACAGGATCAACACCTTTAGGTGTCCAATTATACCATTTCTTCCTTTTGCTTTGCCTGTAAGTTGTTACTTTAAAATTTTTCAAAGATTGTCTATCTTTATTATGAAAATGAACACTAATAAGTATTCTTGGCCCGATAGTTTCAACTTCATGGTATTGAAACTGTGGTATATATAATAAGTCTCCTTTTTCTAAGACAAACTCTTCAATAACTTTACCTTTTTTATTTGGTGCAAAACCTTCATACATCTTCCACTTAGTTTTACCTTCAGTGTGAAACAAGAAGTTCTCAGTTGAATCAGCATGAGCATCAAAGCTTTTAGAATTTGCTCTTGGTGAACAATACATATTCGCACAACCACTACCAAAATACTTTTCAAATGTAAAACAAATATCTACAAGTTCTTTCTTTTGATATTCTCCAAATGGCAATACAAATGTTTTACCATGTTTATTCCATAGGTCAAACACTTCCTGCTTTGATAACATAGGCATTTTATAAACACCGCTTTTTACTTTATCTAAACACCATTTACCTTTTACACCTTGTTTTGATTGAAATTTTCCTATAATTTGTAATCCTTTTATTCCAGGATATTGATTTAAATGTTTGTTAAAATCTTCCCAAGTATATAAATCTCTAAATTTATTTCTTCTAATTATAAGATGTTTTTTATTCCAATATTCTCTAAAAAATAAATCTGGATGTATTGGGTCTAATATTTGTTTTAATGTTATATGTTCATTCATTTTTTTATTTTTTTTATAAGGAAACCATTTATTAAGTAACTCCCTTCTTTGTTTACAACCACAAGATATACCAAGCTTTTCAGTAATAGTTACTACTAACCATTTAATACCTGTAGCTTGTGTAAATCTATCTATTGTATCTCCTAATCCTCTATCCTTAAAATTACGATTACGTTGTTCTGGAAATTTTAAATTATCCATCACAACTTAAACAACTTTCTTGCATAGCTTGCTCAGCTATATCGCCTCTTAAAACAGATTCAGTTCTCATATAGTATAAGGTTTTAATACCTTTTTTATGAGCTTCTAAATGTACCTTGTTAATAAATTTAGGATCAGCTTGTGCTGGAAAAGCTAGATTCAAACTTACAGCTTGATCTATATATTGTTGTCTTATACCAGCTTGATTAACTAAATCCAATTGATTTATTTCTTTAAAAGTTTTATAAACTTCTTTTATAGGTATGTCTTTTTCTGGACCTACCATAATTTTATCTAAAGCTTTAATACCCTGTACTGAACCACCATCTTTTAAAATTTGATCCCAAACTTTACTTGTGTTAAGGTTGTGTTTTTTTAATACAGCTTCGAGCGTAGGGTTCCTACGTATGAAAGTNCCCTTAGCAGACTGATCAGTAAAAACGTTAGCGGCCCAAGGCTCAATGCCAGGGCTAATATTGCCGCTGAGCTTGCTATTACTAACAGTAGGAGCAATGGCACGAAGGTGAGTATTCCGCATCCCAGTACCAACACACCAAAGAGGTTCACCAAACTCCTCAGCAAGCGCCATTGAGGCTCTTTCGCTTTCAATTTTAATTTGACTAAATATTCTTCTAGTTTCATATTGTGATAATAATCCTTCGAAAGGAAAACCTTTCTGTTGTAAATACGTGTGCCAACCAAGAACTCCTAATCCTAAAGCTCTACCTTTCTCAGCAGATCTTATAGCATTTTCAAATCCCCTTACATTTTTAGCTCTTTGTATAAACTCTTCTAATACACCATCTAAAAACCATATACTATCATAGATTAAATTACTGTCTTTCCACTCATGATATTTAGCTAGATTTAAACTAGATAAACAACACACAAAACTATGTGACTCATCAGTATGTAATACAATCTCTGAACATATATTAGTCATTAAAGACTTTTAACGTCATTATCCTTGTACATACTAGGGTTTTGTTTATTAACATTACCCTTAAACATTACATAAGGCTCTCCAGTTGCTTTACGTTTTTGTAATAATTTACTCCACTTACGTCTTGCAACTTTATCTCCAGCAGCTAACTTTCTCATAAACTTATCACTAACAACAGTACATTGATGCATGTTTAGTGCTTGTCTATTAACATCACCTTTTGGTTCTCTGATTTCTAACCAGTCTTCCCAATCAGGGTGATCTATACTTAAGTTAACCGATGCAGCTCCTCGTCTGACACTTCCTTGATTTGTAGCTAATATAGTTGAATCATATACTTTACAAAAAGGTACAACACCATCTGATGTTCCATTATTTGTAATTGTAGATCCAGCTGGTCTTATTTGGTTTACACCAATACCAACTCCACCACCGTGTTTAGCTAACAGCATCATTTCTAAATTTTTGTTACCAATGTCGTAAATTGAATCTGCAACATCAATACCAAAACAACTAATAGGAAAACCTCTATCAGTTCCCATATTAGATAACACTGGAGAAGCTAAACATAACCATCCTTTCCAGATATATTCAAAGAATTTTTCTTCTAATTCAGGTTTGTTTAGTCTTTTTGCCGCGGCCTTAGCCACTCTTTCGTATGCCTCTTTTGGCGTTTCACCATTATAGAGGTATCCTCCAGTTATAGTTTTTTTATACACTTCGGCGTCTGCCCACTCTGGGTAGTCTACACCTTTTTTCCATCTATTACTCCACATATTATTTACCAGATATTTTCGAAATCTTCGCCCTCATTTGCTTTGCTGTAGTCGGTAGGCCTGATCGCAAAGAAGTCAGTATGAGTATGACCACCAGTGAGATGATAGAACCAGTCAAGATTCTTAGCACCCTTTTCATCATACTCGAAGATGTCTTTATATCCGAGTTCTTTAAGTTTTTCATTTGTTCTCTTTCTAATAAATTGTTTTAAATCATATTTAGTTAGATTTTCTAGATCACCCATTTCAAACATCTTGTCTATATATTTTTCTTCTAATTCTACCATTGTCATTGCTGCTTCTTCTATATGTGGTTTACATGCTTTAAGTAATAAAGGTTTTTCTTCACACATATGTCTAAATAATCGACAACCCATTTTACTGTGTAGAGATTCATCTCTCACAGACCATTTCATTTGTTGTCCTTACGCCTTTTAATAAGTTTCTTAGTTGAAAAGCTATATAGCACTGCAAAAGCTGAATATAAACTAACTCCCTCTGCAAAAGCTGAAAATACAGCTAATGACTTTCCAATCTCTACAGGATCTGTGCCATCATAACTTACTAAGTTGTCGAACCTTTCCGCAGTAGCAGGTTCGTGTAAAAACGCTTCAAAGTTTTCCAACCCTAACGTTTCATTTAAATAGGAATATGCAACAGCGTGTATTGTTTCTTGTGATCCAAACATCATAGCCATTTGTTGTATTTCGTGTTTAGGAAACCAACCTACAACTTTTTGTGTCCAATAATCTGACACAGCACATTCAGTCTGTGCAAATCCTAATAATATATTACCAACTAAATTCTTCTCAGCTGGTTTTAATTGTTCATTCCAGTCTTTAACATCACCACTCATTGGTATTTCAGTATGTAACCAAAACGCTTGCGCTTGTGGTAACCAACCCTCTGTGTAATATTCTGGATATTCAAAAGGTTTGTACGGTATTCTATTGTCAAATAATCCCATCGTCTTCGTAAAATAATGTTAAACAAATATCAAATATAAATAAATAAAATACATGATCTATTGAGTTATTTTCTGCATCAGGATAATTTCTATATCCAAATAATAAACCCTCGTATAAACCAAAGCTTAGTTCCCATCTAGTTAATCTCATCTTCCTTGCCCTCTATATTTAGTTCCGCTATAGTATTTACCATGCTTTTGATTTGTATTTCTGTTTTTAGAGTGAATGCCTGGTCGTTTCTTTTTAGGCGTAAAAAAATATGTGTTTGTTCCAAATGCTTTTCTAGCCATATTTTATTAAATTTATAACGTCATCACACTCACTTTGTCTTTGAGGTTTATATAGTTTATAACCTTTTAAATGTTTAGATACATATTTTTTAAACATCTTCCAACGTAAAGGAAACGTATCATTTGGTCTACCCTTACATTCAATTATAAAATCTTTACCTTCAAAATCTGGTGTATATTTAATAGCTAAAACCTTTTTGTTTCCTCTATTAACCATACTACCCTTACCGTTTGCTTGCCTTTCATAAGATTCATTTTTAAATTCAAATCCCTTGAAGATCTCAAACGTTGTCTTTTCATAGTCTGCTTTTATTTTAGCTCTCTTTAATGCTTTATACATATAAGCTTCTAAACCACTAGCAAACTTAATCCCGTCGACAGTAACTTTTTTACTGACAACAGGACCTCGTTTTCTTTTAATTCTTCTTATCACCTTTATCCATCATTTTTGCCATGTATTGTATCTCATCTCGTAAACAATATTTTGCTGATTCTAAATACAATAAAGCATCCATTAATTCCTCTTGTACATCTTCCATAAAGTGATAAAGACTTTTTTCTCTTCTTTTTATTTCTGACTCCATAGTATCACCGTATTTACGTTGACCTATTAAGCTACGTTTGTCCATCTTTTTTAGGACTTTTCTAACTATTGCGTCTTTTGTTTTAATTTCCATTTGGTTCGTCCATTAATAATGTTATTTCTGCTTCTGATAAACCATCTGTTTTTACAAATGTTCCGTTTATCATTTTACCCTTTCTGTTACTTATTTCATTATAAGCTGAATCAATACAATCTTCAATTCTAAGCTCAGATAACTCAGCTAAGTTGGTTAATACAACTACCATATCACCTATAGCATCCTCTACCTCAGCTTTATCTTTGTTTAATATAGCTTTAGCTAATTCGCCTGCTTCTTCTTGTAATTTTATGTATTGAGTTTTTTGATCTCCACTATCGTAGATACCTCTTACTCTTGCCCATTTTCTTATATCATCAAATACTGACTTAGACTTTTTACTGCCTTTATCTTTAACAATATAATCTTTAGGAAAATTATAAGCAAATGCTTTATTGTATATATAACACCTTTGGTCATTATACATAGATGTTTTAGCATTTTCTAATATCCAAGATATTGTGTGTTCATTGACTTGAAACTCCCCATGTTCAGTCTCCCAAACTAAGCCACTGTTTCTTAACAGATTTTTCTTCAAGTCCGATTTAGGACATGGAAATGTAGTTGTTTGTTCTGTTACATTTATTCTCATATTGGTTTTTGGTTTTAAATTTTTATATAACTTACGATCAACTTTGTAACCATAAGCTTTTTGTAATTGTATTTCTCTAAGAGATATATGATCTACATCCTCAGATTCTTCTAATATTTCGTATTCACCAGGACCGTAGCCTTGTTGAACAGTGACCCGGTTATTAAGATCACAGGTAACTCCAATCTTTTTACCAGGTATATGATACAAATAGTATTTTGTCATCTTTTATCTAATTTATCGTTATAAATATGCATGTTTGAAGCATAATGATAATACCAACCCATAGGTAATTTTAGCTTTTTAGCAACTAATTCTTGTAATTTACTAAAACAATATTGATCATTACAAAAACCATACCAAAGATCGTTACTACGCATCATAACACTCATACATAACTTATCTTCTATTATATGAAAATGTATTGCACATGTACATGGTGTATCATATTCAAATTCTACATTTTCTTTCCCGTCGTATATACTTATAACAGCATGTCTAGTATCTTTATCTGATTTTAGTTTTTCTACAATATAATCTAACTGATTACCTCTCATCCACTGCCAACCGTAGTTAGAATTAACTCTACCAAACTGATCAGCCATACGCTCCCATATAGGAGGTACTTTACCGTATATATCACCTAATTTAGATATATTACGATTACCTGATAAATACCATTGCCATTCCGCCTCTGCATATTCTTCATTCCAACCTCTAAAATCTACATCTATAGTATTTTCATTAGGATGATGCATATAAAATCCACAATTAAATATAGCTTTTGTATTACTAAAATCTATACCATTGTCTTTTATATAATCCCAAAGAAAATTAAATGCGTGATTTGCATTATAAAAATTCTGTTTTAAGCTTCCCATGGTAAATCTTCTTTTTGTTGTTCTTCGATAACCTCAGGTACATAACACCCTGATTTTGGTTCCCAAGTAAAAAATGCTTCAGCGCCGTTCTCACCTAAGTTTTGGAACTTAACCTTTAATACTTTAACTTTAGTATTTTTAGCATCATAATTTCTATGTACTAATAAACCGTGATAACTTGCATCATACCATTCGCCACCACCCTTGATGTTATACATCGTAGGTTCTTCCATTTTACCATCTTGTCCTTTATACATCTTAGTTGGATGTGCTACAATAAATGTTAATACGTCATACTTTTTGCAAAATTGTTCAATCTTAGACAAATAATCCATCGTATAACGATTTACATCATCTGATGCTGCGTTTGTATCCCTAACCTTATTATATGGATCAATTACAAGGCATTTAATACCCTTACGTTTAACTAGCTCAGCTCCTTTAGCTAAGACTGATTCTAAACTATATTTATCCATATCAATAAAGAAGAAGTTATCATTAACATGATCTGCTACATTATTCCATGTATTACCACCTATATCACTTGGTAATGGCATATCTTGCCAAACCTTACGCATAAGTTTATGTGCATGTAAATATGTAGGTGCATTTTCAGGAGATGCAAAAGCTGTTTTCCAACCGTAGTTTTTATTATAACCAACTACCATTTGATCAACAAAATCTGATTTACCTGATGAAGGTATGCCTGTTACTGTAATGAACTGTCCAGTATATGTACTGAATATATCATCAAAGTTTTTAAGACCTACCTGAAAACCAGGTTTAAAACCATGTTTTACAAAATCCTTTAAATCTTCTTCAACATCTTTTAATGTAGATACATTTTCAAGAGGCACGGGTTTAGCTATTGCTACAACGTTTCTAAGATCTTCAACGCTATACTTGAGTAAATACTCATTAGCATCTTTACAATCTTTAAAATCTACTAAATAACAATTTTCAGCACCAAGTCTACGAATAAACTCTTGTTGTAGTGCTACACCTGCTTCATCTTGATCTACAGCTAGTATTATCTTTTCTTTATTCTCAAAATAATCTATACAATTATCTAAGTAATCTAAGTTATTCTGATTTAGCGTTGCTCCGTTAGGTACNGATACTACATTTTTTATACCAGCTTCTACAAATGCCAATACATCCATTTCACCTTCTACAATTATACANCTGTCATGACCTATAATACTATTAATATTATAAAATATCTTTTCAGCTCCTTTGTATAACTTGAAGTTTTTACGACCATCTCTATATTTAATATTTACAAGGTCATTACCCATAAAATAATTAAACTTGATCGTATTCTCTTCCTTGCCAGTTTGTGGCATAAACTCTGGTCCTTCAGAAACATTACAGTATTCTAAAGTTTGTTGAGATATACCACGATCTGCAAACCATTTTAATATTTTACTACCAGGTTGTTTATGTGTTTTGGTAGAAAAATCTGGCTTAACATATTCTTTATCTGCATTACCTTTTCTTTTATAGGTATGCATTTGAAATGATGTGTTGCAGTTGTGACAAGTACCGAGACCACGTTCCCAATCATATGAAGCNCATTGCTTCTTTTGATTCTTAGGTTTTCTATCAGAAGAACACAGGGGACAAATCCCCTGCGTNTNACCTTCNTTAAGACCATATTGATTGAAATTATCAATCAAAAATCCATTGATCTCTGTGTTTTCTACTTGCATGTTAGAATGGTATGTCCTCGTCTACCGGTTTA